ACGGTTAGTTACGAGAAGCTGATGAACAGCGAGGACTAACCCATGACACGCAAACACAACTACATCGGCGGCATCATCGGGGCGGACCCGCTGGTCAGCAGCGCACCGCGACCCGGCGTGTCAAACCTCGGCGCGCTCGGCGGTGACGGGGCGGGCTACGCGATTGACCACTCGCTGCGGCTGGACGGGTCGGCGGATTACATGAAGTTTCCTCAGGGGACGCCGACGAGCAGCAACACTTGGACGTTTTCTTGTTGGGTTAAAAGATCGGCGAATAGCGGCGGATCGGGTACGCCCGAACAAATGTTACTGGCAGCAGGATCCAATTCAAGCAATTACAACCAGATTGCGATTGCTAATAATGATACTTTAAGAATTAGAAACCGTCAAAATGGTGTTTGGTACCGCAGAGTATACACCACAGATACGGTAACCGTCGCGGATGGATGGACGCACATTGTCGTTTCAACGGATCCAATTTCGGTTTATATAAACGGCCAAGTGCCGGCGATTGGCACTTCAGAAAATGCCGCTGGTGCAAGTTGGCCCTATATCAACGCTTCCGGCTATGACCTCCATATTGGCAGAGATGGTCATGCTGCGCAGAATTATTTCAACGGCCAACTAGCCGAAGTCCACTTCATCGACGGTACAACATATGACCCAACTGAATTCGGCGAGTTGGTGGGCGGGGTCTGGTATCCCAAAGAAGTGACTGGTCTTACCTACGGCAACAACGGTTTTTATCTGGATTTTGCCGACAACAACACAGCGTCGGCTCTAGGCACCGATGTGTCGGGCAACAACCCTGCCAACAACTTCTCCGTGACGGGCATTGCGACCCACGACCAGTTGATTGACAGTCCGAACCTGCGGTTTGCTACGTTGGACCCCGACTTTAGAGGAGGCTTAACTGGTGAAGTTCTTTCGGAAGGCAACCTAAAATATTACTGCCCGCCAAACAAAGAGAACTACGTTGCAGCTACCTTGTCTAAGACGACAGGTAAATGGTACTTCGAGTGCCTTTACGACGGCTCAACGAACAACTCAAAGCATGGGATTGTTGGCTGGACATATACCGACATTGAGCAGTTAACGGAAACTTCGAATAACCCGCTTGACGACGATGTCGGCGGGATGCTTCTGTTTGATGGGCGGGTGTTGATCAATGCCGCCAACGCAACGTCAACGCTTCAAGCAACGTCTGCGAACGACGTATTTGGTGTGGCGTTTGACGCTGACACCCGAGAAATATGGTTCTCCGTGGACGGTACTTGGGTAGATGGTGATCCCGGGACAGGGACGGCAGCGAGTAGCTATGGGACTTTGACTTCTGGGAAAACCTACATCCCATTTATCGGTCATTTCTCGGCCAGTTCCACTCGTAAAACCCAAGCCATCCTCAACTTTGGTCAAGACCACACCTTTGCTGGACAAAAATCGGCACTGACAACCCCATACACCGACGCTGACGGCAACGGCGAGTTCTACCACCAGCCGCCTTCGGGTTTCGTGGGTCTCTACACCACCTCCCCCCCCACCACACGACCCACGCGCCGTTGGGGCGGCATGACCGGGCGGTCACTGGTGGAGACTGCGGCGGCAAGCGTCATTGACCACTCGCTGCGGCTGGACGCCACGTTGGATTACATGACTTGGACCCCGGCGTCTGCTGGCAATCAGCGCAAGTGGACTTTGAGCTTCTGGGCCAAAAAGGCGACCCAAGACGCTCGGGTGTACGTCTGGGGGGCTGGCGATGACCCGTCGGTCACAGAGGTGTCCTATATACAGCTTGGGAAGAACAGCGACAGTAACAGGCTCACTTTCCTTTGGCGGGATGACACCACAAACAGCCGCTATCTAACCACAACTGCCGCTTTTCCAACCGGCGTGTGGACGCACGTTGTCATGGGTTTTGATGCGGAAAATACTACGACAGACGACAAGATCAAGCTCTATATTGGCGGCTCCCTAGTCACGTCTTTCGTAGATGATGACCGCTACACCCTCTCGGGGTCCTCTACCCCGCCTATGAACGCAGCGGATCGGCATGCCATTGGCGTATATGCCTACAACTTAGCCAAACCGGGCACGTCTAGTGCAGTTGATCTGGCTGATATGCACTTCATCGACGGGCAGGTTCTTGCTGCTACCGACTTCGGCGAGTTCGTGAACGGCACTTGGTATCCGAAAGCCTACACAGGCACCTACGGCACCAACGGGTGGCACTTGGACTTTGCCGACAACAGCACAGCGTCGGCTCTAGGCACCGATGTGTCGGGCAGCGGCAACAACTGGACGGAGGTATCGTTGACGACCGGGAGCCAGCTAACTGACGTTCCTAGCAGCGCCCCGGCCACTACCACCCTCCCCACGACCGGCGTGCTTAGCCTCGCTGAGCACTATCAAAGCAAGCTTTAAAGGAACCTAAACGATGACCGAAAGCAAAAGTTGGTACACCTCTAAGACCGTATGGGCCGTTCTGGTCATGCTCGGCAGTGTTGCCGCACGTAACGCAGGCGTTGACCTCGGGCCATTCGAGGAAGAGATCAGCAGCCTGATCCTCGATGGCGTCGCGCTAGTGGCTGGGGCTGTTGGCCTGTGGGGTCGCATTGCGGCTACTGCGAAGATCGGCGGTTAAGGGACATGCCGGCGATGAGCGATGATGAGATCAAAGCGATCGCCCGCAGCGCAGCAAACGAGGCTGTCGAGGAGACGCTGCGCAGACTTAACCTACATGACGACAACAGTGCCCAGGACGTCCACGACCTGCGTGAGCTGCTAGGCAGCTGGCGGTCGGCAAAGCGGACGATCGGCACGACAATCACCCGAAGCATCACGTTGTTTGTGCTGGGCATGCTGGCCCTGGGCGCCGTGATGCAGGTCCGTAAACAGATGGGTGATGACTAAACGGAGACTTGGCTGCAATGACAATCGACAATGACGACGGCAGTCCCGACAACGCTCGGGATCTGCTGAACAGTTTGCATACGGCGATGGCTGAAGAGTTACTTGGACGTGTACGCTCAGGTAACGCTTCCGCTGCCGAACTCAGTGTCGCGACAAAGTTCCTGAAGGACAACCACATCGAGTGTGTGGCGACACCCGACAACCCACTGGGCCAGCTCGCCGACGCGATACCGGAGTTCAGCAACGCGGCCTGGAACGAGCAGGAGACAGGTCATAGCTAAAGCACAGGATGCCTCTAGAAGCCCTCAGGAAGCCCGTACAGCGGCTTTGGCGATTTCCGAGGCTACACCGCTGGATCGGGTCAAAGGCGACCTACGGGCGTTTATATGGCTTGTATGGCGACATCTGGGTTTACCGGAGCCGACAGCGGTGCAGTACGACATGGCCGAGTATATCCAGAATGCGCCGAAGCGTGCGATCGTGCAGGCGTACCGGGGTGCTGGCAAGTCGTATATCACAAGCGCGTTCGCTGTGTGGACGTGGCTGAACAACCCGCAGGCCAAGATCATGGTCGTGTCGGCCAGCAAGGAACGGGCCGATGCCTTCTCGACGTTTACCCAGCGGCTGATCGCGGAGGTGCCGGGGTGCCAGCATCTGATGCCGAAGGCGGAGCAGAGAAGCTCAAAGATCGCGTTCGATGTCGGGCCGGCGGTCGCGGCGCACAGTCCGAGCTGTAAGTCCGTGGGGATCACGGGCCAACTGACCGGTTCCAGGGCGGATCTGATCATCGCCGACGACTGCGAAGTTCCGAGCAATAGTGCAACCCAAGGGATGCGCGACAAGCTGGCGGAGCTGGTCAAGGAGTTTGACTCGATCCTGACACCCAGCGGCCGGGTGCTGTACCTAGGGACGCCTCAGTGTGAGGACAGCCTGTATACGAAGTTGCCGGAGCGTGGGTACTCGACACGCATCTGGCCGGCACTGAAGCCGACGCCCAAGGAGGCTGAGACGTACGGCGAGGCCCTGGCCCCGTTTGTTCACGACCTCGACATTGCCGACGGCACGTCGGTGGATCCGCTGCGCTTCTCAGATGATGATCTGCTGGAGAGGCGTGCGAGCTATGGCAAGGCCGGGTTTAACCTGCAGTTCCAGCTGAGCACGCAACTGAGCGATGCCGACAGATTCCCGTTGAAGGTGCGCGACATCATCTTCCTGGCGTTCGACCGGGAGCGGGCGCCGATGCAGCTGACGTGGGGCCCGTACGAGGGCCGGTTGTTGAACGACCTACCGAACGTGGCGATGCGGGGCGATCGCATGTACGGGCCGATGAGTGTCGGCGAAGTGACAGCTGAGTTTTCCGGCACAGTCATGGCTATCGACCCCAGTGGCCGAGGCGCCGACGAGACCGGGTATGCGGTCGTGAAGATGCTCAACGGGTACTTGTATGTGTGCGAGTGTGGCGGACTGCCGGGTGGCTACGATGATGAGACCCTGGGGACGCTCGCCGAGATTGCCAAACGGAACGACACGAATGCGATCGTCGTGGAGAGCAACTTTGGTGACGGCATGTTCGTCAAGTTGCTCGAGCCGGTGCTGCGCAAACGACACCCTTGTGCGATCGAGGAGGTCCGACACAGTAGCCAAAAGGAGCGGCGTATTATCGACACGCTGGAGCCTGTGCTCATGCGACACAAGTTGGTGCTCGACCCAGCTGTCGTGGAGCATGACTATCGATCGGCTCAGCGGTACGACAGCGCGGTGAGGCTGAGTAAGATGCTCATGTATCAGCTCACCAGGATCACTGCGGACAGAAATGCCCTGCGCCACGATGATAGGCTCGACGCACTGAGCATGGCGGTAGGCTACTGGGTGGAGCAGATGAGTGTGGACGACCGAGATGGCGTCGATGCGCACAACGATGAGTTACTACGTCGTGAACTCGATGCATTTATGAGGAACGCTGGGGTGGCCTCTGGGAGGCTCGGCCGGCCTAACTGGATGGCTAACGTGATCGACAAAACCTGATAGCCGAACATGCTTAAAATAAAAAATCAAAAACGTAGTGTTCTCAGTGGTTTACAAATCACGACACTATAAGGGGGACGGGGAGTCCCTACATATATGTAACTAATGAGCCCACTCCTGTTTTTTATTCATTTAATTAAGCATGTTCGGCTATCAGGAAGAGGCTTAGTAGCTACTCCTATGAGTTAAGGGTGGGCCGCGGAAAAAGTCCTGTCAAGCACTCATTGCATTTCCCACCCGATCATTTTGGCGCAAAAATCTGAAGAGCCTATTAGATTCTGTCGGGTCGAAAATCCCCCCGGCGCCCCCATGCTCGAGTCCGAAAAGCTGCCCGACGTACCGCTAAACAGTACAGCCGCGGCGCAAAACTCCAATGAAATCAGCTAGTTATTCGCACGAGAAACGCATTTCTAGTGCGATCTAGTGCATTCCTGGGGCTGATCTGCAGTCCTGGCGTATATTCGTACGTGCTCCCGTTCGCCGACCTTTTTTGTTTTCTTCGAAGTCTACCTATTCGCCAACTAATAGGTTTACAATCGCACCTATTACGTTTACAAGCGCACGCATCACTAATGCCAGCACGGGAGTACACGGCATGTTCTATCTGATAGCTAGATTTCGCGGAGATGATCAGCGATTTAAATTCTGCGAGACTTTTAACAACGATGAGCACGGGTATGAGTGCGCTTATGAAACCGCGGTAGAGATCCTACTCGGCAACTACAATGCGGTTTGGGAAAACGAATTTGATTTTGTCGAGATCTGCCGCGGTCGCCAAGTAATTGCCACCGTTGATGAGTCGGAGGTTTGGGCATGACCTACACCAAAGCATCAACAGACGCGGCTATCATATACGACGGCCCATCGCTCATCGATGGAACACCGATTATCGTTGTCGCTACCTATTCCGATCGCAACCGGAAGACCGGCGGTGTGCTGCAGACCTACATCCTTGTGCGCGACACGGATCCCCGCGACGCAAACAAGCACGGCGCTGACTTTGCGATTTGCGGGGAATGTCCGCACCGTGGCAAGCCAACGAGCGATCCAACGCGCAAGCTTGCAGCCGAGCGCTCGTGTTATGTCGTCATAGGTCAGGGCCCACTAAATGCTTGGAAATCGTACAAGCGCGGCAACGTCTATCCGCCGGTGTCTGGTCACGCTGCCATTGCCGCACTAGGCAGCGGCCGCACTGTCCGACTCGGAACTTATGGCGATCCGGCCGCGGTGCCGTCCTATATCTGGGAGTCGCTGATTTCCGACGCTCGGGCCCATGTCGGATATACCCATCAGTCTGGCATCTCGAGCGCCGACGTGCGCTCCGACATGTGCATGACGTCCGCTGACACGCTCGCCGACGCGCAGCAGGCATGGGCACGCGGGGAGCGCACATTCCGCGTCGTGTCCGACTATGCCGACATGGCGCCCAACGAGATTGCATGCCCGTCCGAGCGCGGCGTGCAGTGCGCTGATTGTCGGCTCTGCGGCGGTACGTCGGTGGCATCGCCCAAGTCTATCGCGATCGCTGTCCACGGCGCCGGTGCCAAGTACTTTTAAACTCATAGGTGCGATGTCGTACCCAGTGCGGCGCCGCGCTGCCAGCAACCATGACAACACGGGAGTAAACATCATGGCCAAACTAACAAAGACTTACACTGTCACGATGACGCGCACGCGTACCTTTGAGCAGGTCGCGCATGTCGAGATTGAAGCACGCCACGCCGCAGAAGCTTGGGAGATCGCAGCATGAACTCCGCCCTGTTCATCACCGCCGCAACGCTCTGGTTCCTTGTGGCTTATGCCGCCCTGTTCAGCCTCGGCTGGACGTCCTGACACCTACCAACACAACACGGGAGAACAACGACATGGATATGCTCGTTCATAATATCAAAGTTACATCGAAGCACGTCACGTTGAAGCTTGATCGTGCAGCAGCGCGTCGCGTTTTTTGGTGGATCGAGGCTGCATTTGAGCAAGAGAAGCGCGACCTCGATGCGGCTGCGAAGAAGCTTGCAGATTTACTGGCACAGCCTGACCCGGATGATGAGGAGCGCCCAGAGCTCGGCACTGATGAGTTCTCAGAGTGGCGCCAGCGTCTTGATGAGCACCGCCGTGCAATCACCGAACAGCGTTTCTCTGTAATCCACAGCGGCGCGCGCGCTGATGAGATGTGGGACTTCATAATTGAAGCAGCGGACTGCTGGAATTGGGACCACGATTGGCAGGACCAATACTGATGGGACGCGGACCTGACCTCAAGCCACGTCGCCCCCGCGCTCGATCAGTGGACCTCGCCGGATCACCGGCGTGGATCTACGCGCTCCAGCGCTGGGGTCGTGGCCTTCCCTACAGCTACGACGTCTGGATGACTCCGACGCTCGACCCAGTCACCGGGCACTGGCAGTGCATCGTCGCTGCCTGCCACGCCGATG